ACTCTTGCCATATCTCTACGCTTGGCACTTCATAATCCCACTTTTTCCCCATGAAAGCAAGTCCATAGGGAGGATCTGTAACTATGCTATCCAGACTATTGTCTGCTAACTCACGGATCACTTCAAGGCAATCTCCGTGATATAGTATCCCATGCTCAGTCTCGTGGTAGATCATCCATCATTCCCCAGCCTTCATTACAATCTCTTCTCCAAGAATTACATTGACAGAGATATCAGCATTGTATGCTTTCCCGTCTTCTATAACTATACCAAGCAGGTCTGTTGTATGTAGGTCTTGTACTATAATCACACCATCTTCTAAGTATTCTGCGATGGTAGCGAGGAACAAGTCAAACTCACTGAATGAGCTAATGGGGTCTCCAAGTATGATTTCATTTTCTTGGATGTCTAACTCAAGGGCATCATAGAACACTGGGTCGTTTCTGACTGTTCTTGTAAACGACTTCTTAACTGTTCTAAAGTAGTCAATTGGCATTGGCTTCTTTAGCTTTATCGGGGTCAGCAATGACTTGTCAGTGCTTGCTTTGAATATGCTATTTGGCTTTGGCACTTGTGCCTCCCATCTTGTATGTTTGATTCGGGAATGTAAGCTTTATTGTCTTCATTAGTTCGCTTACCTCTTGTACAGCTTCCATTATTGAAGCTACAAACTCTTCTTGAGATTTAACTATTTTGTTTGAGTGCAGTATTGTGACCATGCGCGACAGCAGTGCTTCTAACGAAGAGAAGTATCTTTCATTTCCACGATTCCCCTCAATAGATAGGGTGTATTGCACATTATCCCACGTTATCTTGTAGGTCTTTCCGCCAGACTTGAATGTCAACTCAGTGTTCTGGTCCATTCATTCCTCCCTTGTAGTCTTCATAGTTGAAGGCAATCCATAAGTAGTTTATTAAGTCTTGCAATGAGTCTGCATCTTCTGGGGCATTAGCCAGCCTTGCGAGCTTTAGCAATGCAAGCATTGTTGCTACATCTGCTTCTCTTACAACTTGAGCAGACATACAGTTGTTTATGTAGTTATTCCATAGAGACGCTATGATTGGGAAGCTATCTCCATACTTGTTCCTACGCTCTCTTATTATTGTAGTATCTACCACTACTTACACTCCTTCCAATATTCGTTGCCAAATATTGTTGGCAGTGCTCCTTCGAGCTCTTCAAGAATAAGTTCAGATAAGCACTGAATGTATGGGTGTGATGGCGCAGACAGTCTTGTGTTGAGTATGTGGAACCATGACCGTAGGTTTGCTGTTACTATGATATCTGTCTTTGTACATAGTGGTAAGATGTCTCTTGCAAACTGTTGTCTGCATCCCATGTCAATAAGGCTCTTATACGCTTGCTCTGCAAACTTAGCAGCAATACGTAGCATGTCAATCTGGGCTTCTGTGAAGTAGAACTCGTCTATTACGATGTCTATGTTGTCATACTTTATCCATCTCGTGCTTTCTTGTGCGTACGATGCGAGCCGATGCCTTACAAGCTCATTAGCAATAGCCCTGTTAGTTGTTAGAGATATACTTACTGTAGTGTGTTCAAATATACTGAAGTGCTGTGCTTTTAGTAGCTTGATGATCATTGGGGCTGCTGACACGTCTGTAATCTTGTCTTCTGACTTATAGCAAACTCTTGCTACTCTTTCAAGGTGCTTACAGACTTCTGCATCAGATAGGTTCTTAGTGAGTATTTTTGCTGATTGCTTATATACTTCCATCTATCCTCCACATACTGACCAGCCACAAGACATACAAGTCACACATCCTTCTACATGCTCAACTTTAGCAGAGCACTCTGGGCACTTATGATACTTTATGTCTTTTGGAGAATAGCCTATAGATAGCACTTGGCTCTCTCTACTGCCGTCACGATACACTGTTATCCCTTTACACTTCTGTTCCCACGCAAGCTTGTAAGCAAACATTACGTCTTCTACAGTTGCGTCAGAGCGTAGGTTTATTGTCTTGCTTACAGCATTGTCAACATACTTTTGGAATGTAGCTTGCATCTTGATGTGCCATTCAAGCGGTATCTCTTGAGCTGTTCTAAAGACCTCTTTAATCTCTCTGGGAATATCAGGGATTGCCTGAATACTCCCAGTTGACATGATGTGCTTCTCTATCTTCGGTGTCCACAGTGCCATACTCTCAAGCTTTTGCTTTAGGGTATTGTTTACATACATCATAGACTCTCCATCTATCACTGTCTTTGTGTAGGCAAGAGAGAATAGTGGCTCTATACCAGAGCTACAGTCAGCAATCATAGAGATGCTTCCAGTAGGGGCTATACATGTTAGTGTAGCGTTAGTTCTTGCTACACCATTACACTCTGGGTAAACCCCGATAACCTTCCCAAGATACTCGGACACTTCCCCAGCTGTCTCAGCGACAGTGCTCATTATATCAGATGCCATCAATATCCCCTTATGGCTTGCATACGGGATATCTAACTTTGTAAGTATATCAGCAAACCCCATTACTCCAAGACCAATCTTTCTTGTCTTCTTGACTGCTTCTTGTATTTCTTTTAATGGGTATTTGTTTGCGTCTATGATATCGTTTAGCATTAAGACTGCAAATGTAGTGAGGTCTATCAGCTTTTCTTTATCTATACCATGTGATGTTATGCAGTGGTTTAAGTTAATAGATGCAAGGTTACATGCTTCGTTGGGGAGTAGTGGTATCTCCCCGCAATTATGAGCCACATACCCTTCAACTACTCCCCAGTGACAGCTTGGCATAGAGAAGTCATAGACACCAATGGGCTTTTCTAAGTAGTTTATTGCGACTACTTTTGGGGCTCTCTTACTTAGCAGTGTTTTTAGCTTTTCTGTTTTGTAGTCTTGCAGAAAACCGATTATCTGACTAAAGGCAAGGATGCTTGAGTATCTTCCAATGTTTAGGTCATAGCTTGTCTTACATACATACTCCCCATTAGAGAACTTTACCTTCTTCTCTTTGTTTGTTGTTATGTATGAAGAAATCTCAAAAGCTCTTAGTGCTGACCTTACTTCTTCAGCAAGCTCTCTACATGTTGTTTTAAGTGCTACCCGACTATCTGATATTACGCTACCATTTGCAGAGAACAGCCCGCAGAGGAATGCTCTCGTTTCTCTACCATCGAAGCAATTGTGGAATTTTGTCGGCAATACTCTTTCAGGGAGTGTCTTTGGGCAAAACCCACGTGCGATAAGCTCATCTTTTACATTAGGCCAATATCTTGCTCTCCCACTTCCTCGAAGAGTTGAGAATGACTTAACCTTTCTTACAACGTCTGCATCAAGAGCGCCTATGTTTATCTCTATCCCAGTGTGTGCAGATGAGTTTAATCTGGTCATATTGCCGTCCCCCTGAGCAAACCCGTAAGCCAAGTATTTATCATACCTCTCATGACTTACTCTTGTAAGATGTGGTGTAAGCTTCTTCATTAGCATATCTTCTGCTTTTGTTGGGGATATGCCGTTTGCCAAGAACACATGATCTGGGGTACATACTATCTTTTCGTGATCAGACAGTATGAGTTCAACACAATGCTTTTCCCCAGTCTTTTGTATGGTTGCCGTGTGCACCTTCCCATCACCACCAATAATCTCCACCTCTCTTAAGATGTGCCTAAACTGGAATCTTCCATTCGCCGTAAGCAGTCTCATGTATCCAGCAAAGCATGGGTTCGTCGCTTTAATCCGTCCAAGATGTGGGGTTGGGTTTGCTTCTTCTATGGTATCTAAGAAGATTACGCCAGGTTCTCCGTTCTTGTGCGCATATTCGGCTATCATTTGTAGCAGTCTTTCTGCATCTACTTCTTTGACTACTTCTCCAGTATGCGGGCTAACGAGGTTAAACTGTTTCTTGTTTATTGCCTTCTCCATGAACTCATCAGTTATGCCAACGGATATGTTGAAGTTTGTTAGCTGCTTTGTGTCTGCTTTGCATGCAATAAACTCTTCTATATCTGGGTGTGATATGTCGAGAATGCCCATGTTGGCTCCTCTTCTTACACCACCTTGCTTTATTGCTCCAGTAGCTTCATTGAATACTCTCATAAAGCTCACTGGCCCAGACGATATCCCAGATGTTGACTTTACCTTGCTCCCAGCCTCTCTGAGATTACTGAAAGAGAAGCCAGTACCCCCTCCACTTTTGTGAATGATAGCAGCGTTCTTTACTGCATCAAAAATAGATACTATGTCATCTCCCACTGGAAGTACATAGCATGCTGATAGCTGTTGCAGTTCTGTTCCTGCGTTTATTAGTGTTGGAGTATTCGGCAAGACATCTAAGTTGTATATCATGTCAAAGTATTTCTCTTGTAGCTTGGGGTCTGCTGTTAGGGCATTCGATACCCTTTTACATAATCTTTCCCAATCTTCTCCATCTTTGAAGTACCGCTTTTGCAGTACAGCCAATGCGTTTTGTGATAATTGATCGCTCATTCCTGTTCTCCATTCTCGATAATGTCTTGCACATATTGAGCTATCAAGATTGCATCTGCAAGACCATCTTCAGTTTGCTTTAGTTCCATGCCATACTTGTCATTGCAGTATGCTACAGAGAGTTTCTTTTTCTCGTACTTTGATAGTTCTGGGGCGATAAGACCAAAGTGTTTCTTCCATTTTGATGGAGCAATCTTCATGACATCAGCAACCTCTTTAACGAGATGCTTCAGTGCAAGTGCTGTATAGAGAACTCCTCCAGATGATAACCCAAATACAAATGCAGAAGACACACCTTCTTGCGGTCTTGCTGATGTTGATTCAAAGGCTATGTATATCCCATCTTGCGGGTGACATAGCAGTGATGCTTTAGCGACTAAGTTAATAAGCATGTTGACTAACTCTTCATGGTTTATCTTGCTGTCTATGATTGGTATTTTCTGTATAGACACAGCACCATCTCTTATGCAAGCAACCCCACCTTTCTTCCCAATATCGATTCCAATGTAAGTATTCATATTGCCTCTTTACGGAAATGCCATTTTAAGCTCCATTTGGGGGTGATGGTGGCGTTATTTTTACTTGACCTATACATTACCCCTCCTCACGTTCAAACACTGAATTTCTGTAGTCGTTTATTACAGAGAATCTCATGGTTGCGCCGTCGTGGTAAACGTCTGCTTCTAACAGCTCTCCATCAGTATTCTTGAATACTTGGATATGTTTCTTTGGAGAGTGAGCTTGCCCGTTTATGCCGATAACTTTTCTTGAAGCGTTTTCTATAGCTCCAGAGCCCTTGCCAGCATATAAGTCGAGAGAGTGTTCTCTTGCGTTCTCTCTTCTCACCTGAGCCACTGCTACAACTATTATGTCATAGTTTACTGCGAGTGCAGACAGCCCGTGTGCAATCTGCTTTAACTTTTCATACTCACCTCTCTCTTGTGAGTCAACCAAGTCGAGGTAGTCAACAACCAATACTTCAGGTGTTAATTGCCTGATAATCTCTTCTATCTCTTTTATGTTCCCAGAGGCAAGTCTTAGTTGTATGTGGGTTAAGTTGTTAAAGACTTTATCTTTAACTTCTTTTGGGTTATTTCTTACATAAGCTTTAGAGTATCCCCCAGCAATCTGAGAGAATCTTTGAGCCATAAGCCCAACCCCAAGCTCAAGAGATAGGTAGATAGTGTTTAGCTGACGAGACTTCTCAATTTCTCCAGTCACCATGTTCATGCCAAGTACGAGGTGTTGCACGAATGCGGTTTTACCTGACCCAGTCGGGCCATATACTGTTACAAGTTCTCCAGCATAAGCTGCACAGTCTATGTCATCTTGTCCAAGCATGGCTGCTATGTCGAGACACTTGTTATTCTTTCTCTTTTCAATAGACTTGTTTAGCTCATTGAACATGTCCCCAGCATTATACAGCATAACATTATAGTCCTTGTTCTTGAAGTAGATGCAGCGAGTATTGCAATGCTTCTTTAACAGAGCATCTTCACACCCGTACTTGTAGTTTCTGTTATACACGCTTTCTACATTCTCTACTATTGTTTCTTCATGTAGGCTACCGTTGTTCCAGTGGAGCAGTGCAGCTTTGGTCGCTGCTGACGGTATCCCGTTTCTTCTAAAGTGTGATGCAATCCTGAGTGTTGCTATATTGCGAGTTCCTCTTTGCGGGCCTTTGCTATACAGCTCATGCACACATGTTGCTATTGAGTATGGCTCTACAATCTTGTTATAGACAGCACTATCGGGAGCATTCCTTATTATCTTTGTCCGCAGCTGTGCGTTACCACGAAGGTCGCCCATAAAGTCTTCATAGCTATCCAAGCACGATATGTTTGGCTCTAAGCTCGCTAAAGCCATAATATCTATTGCGCTAAGTAGCTCAAGCTGCTCTCGCTCAAGCGGTATCTTGTATCTGTGGCTCTTCTGGTTTAGGCTATAGTTTACTCTAATGAGCCCGACTCGTTGGTAGATTGATGCGTCTATATCTGAGAACATAGACTTCATAGTCTCTCTAACCATTAGTGGGAGATTTGGGGACGGGTCAAACCCAAACGCCTCATTAGAGATGTCTATATGGTATCCAGTACCACTATAGTAGATTGCGTAGTTTAGGTCAGACAGTCCATACTTGTACTCAAGCTTGTTTACAACGTCTATAGCTCTTGCTCTACACCCCTCATCAGAGTCACCGCCTCTGTCAATATCTATAGGGATATAGTGAATCCACTTTTCTCCAGCAAACAGCTTAGTTGTCTTGTTCTCAAGTATCTGAGCGTATGCTGTCTCAGGAAAAAGATATACCGATCTATATAGAGTTTTGTGTCTATTCTTCTCTATAAAAGTCGGCATGTCTAAGGTGCAAATAAGCTCCCCCCTGTTCTGGGGGGAGTCTATGGCTACTTCGTAAAACCACATCACAATCTTACTCCAGACTGCGGCGTGGTGCTTGCTGTCTGTTTCTTTGGTTTGCTTACAAATGCTTCGAGCTTTGCTCTGTCTTTTTGCAAGAAGATTCTTCTCCCAGCTTCCATAAAGCCTTTCTTGCTTCGTTGAAGGTTAATAACATACGGGTATCTTGAAGTCTTGTTCTCTGGCATTGCTTGGACTGCTTTGCATAGCTCAAATGCAACGTCGTCTTCGTATTCTCCATTTTCATTTCTGAACTTGCCTACTCTGTCGAATCCACCATTGTAGTTTAGCGTTTGTAGCAGATTGTTAAACTGCCATTGCCATGAGTTTTTGTCTGGGTCAAGCTCTCCGTTTGGGAGTCTGTCGAAATCGATGAAGATAGATGTCTTTACCTCAAATGGGACACCTTCTACGTCAAACTTGATTTCATAACATCCATCTACTGGTGTTCTGAGCCTATCTTTTACGTCGTTGATTTCTGTAATGCAGGCATTGTAGATACCTTCTGCGATATCTGCTGTTCCAGATGTACTTCCAAATCTTTCAAATTCCACTTCTACTCCTTCCATCCAGTGATGGCGTTCTTGATTGCTTCGTAAGAGAAGGGAAACTCTTTGCCGCTTAGCGGACGCAGTCTTGAGCCTACGCTACGCTCATCATATCCAGCAAATGAGATGCTCGCTTCTCCAGATTTCTTATTGATAGTTGTGTACCCAATAATGTCTGCTTTTGCGCACATCTTATTGGCTAAACCTGATGGCAAGTCTGGCATAAGCTGTACCTTCCCATCTATTTCTTGTGTTTTCTTGCTATGGGATATCAAGATAAGGTCAGCACCAGCCTTCTTAATAAGCTGTTGTAGCTTCAACATGATGTCCATGTTCTTTGTTCTTGCTTGAGCCCAGTCAAGTCCGAACCCTTTGCTCCCCATCCCGTTAGGCGATACTTCTGCTTCAATCCAATCATTTACCATATCTACAGTGTCTATGACTACTGTGTCTATCCCGTATTGGTCAAAGTTTTCGAGCAAGTCAAAGACGACCTCTGCAAGAGAGTATGCTGGCATTGCAAGCCCAGCTTTATCCCCAGTCCTGTAAACATACCCACGCTCTTCTGGCGGGACTATTTCCAGTGTCTGTGACCCATTCTTGCCAATATGCGGCATGCCGTTTACTGTCTTTACTCTTTCTGGAGGGTTAAGAGAGGTTACTGTTATTCTCTTTGCTCCGTCTACGAAATCGGTTCC